GATGAATCAAACCAATCCTGCCAATCCCAATGACAGCCTGAGCTTTAGAAACTGGGCGGCTGAAAATGGTTATCCAAATCTAAGTTCAACGCCAGAAGTGGCACAGACCTTCACACGCACAGCACCTGTTCGAGGTGATCCTGGCACAGTGATTGCCAACAATCGTGGCTTGTATGACATCTGGGTCAACCAGACCCGTCCAGCCAATACCGAAGACTTGAATGCGTTTGCACAATGGGCAGCAAAGAATGGTTACCCAACCCTGGCAGGTGAATCACCTGCAGAACAATTTGCCGCATACCGGGCAGCAAAGGCTAAAGGCACAACTCCAGTTGCTCCTACACCTGTTCAATCAGCACCTGTTCAACAAGCTCAACAATCCGTTGCTCCAGCAGCCGCACCTGTTCAACCTGCACCTGTTCAACAAACATCAGCACCAGCACCAGCACCCACAGCCGCACCGGCAGCACAAGAAGTCACACTAGCCAATTGGCGTGACAGCATTGACGGTCCAGCCACTGGTCAACCCATTGTGACTCCAACGTTTGCTTCAACAGGCGCTGTGAGAATACCCACTGCCACAGTCACACCCACAACCACAGGCTACACAGCCGCTAGAACCACTGCACCCACAGGACCCAGCCGTCCTGGATACACAGCACCTTCGGGCAGAGTGTATGCCAACTGGATGCCTCGACGAAAGGTAACATAACATGGCAATCAAACCCAAATCCAAACCCCTAGGCCGACAGACTGAGAAATTGAAAGACCGACGTCCCCGGGCAAGAGTGATTGGTCAGAAACTAAACAAGATAAAGCGACTGAATCCTACCCGGCGATTGCAGGATCTACGTCCAGGCTTGACTACCTCAAAAGCCACTGGTGGCTAACCACGCTAAATAAATCTATACAAGGACATGATCAATGCCAGGAATTAAAAGTGAAAACGTAGTAGTCAAACGCCCAAGTGGTAGTGCAACTCAACACACGGACAGCCACAGTGGTTGGGTGGCTAGACGCAGTGATATCTATCACCGGACTACCATTGATGGCACTCAGGTTCGACGCAGTGAAATGAAGATGACCCGGAGCGAACACCCACGCGGCAAGAACATGCGGGCTGGGTCTGAGCAGGACGAATAACATGACAAAAGCAAAAACCTCAGCAACCCAGCTCAAGGGTGTTTACAACCTAAACCCAACCCGGATGGTAATGAAGGCAGGATCGGAACAGGCTCGCAAGGCCGTGACCAGGGCAAAGAAGCCATTGAACCAAATTAAAACAAAGAGGAAGAGTAAATGAAAAACTCAACACTAGGCCGTAAACCCGGCAATGATATGAAAGCAAATGCCAGCACTGTAAAGCCTCGTGTGAGTGCAAACCAACATGACTCAGGCCTGGCCAGTTCTGGTATGGCAGGTGATGGCGTTAACCGTCGTAATGATGGTAGCCACTGTGACAACCCTTACACCATTGGTGCCCGGAGTGATCGCATCAACAAAGGACTCATGCAGAGCCAACGCACAGGCAATGCCAGTTCAAGTCCAATGAAGGTTGGTCCATCAGCAACTCGTGATCCACACCAGATGACCATTGCAACTGCCAAAGGTGGCAAGATCGATGGTGGTGCAAGCCGCAAGCCTTATCCAGGTAGCCCAGACAAGATCAACGTGGGGATGAAATAATCATGAGTGATAGTCTACAAGTAATTGGCAATACAGTTAAGTTGGCTCCAGCCGCCGGTCCTGTTGCCAACGTGGCCAACATTGTCACAGGCACCAACACATTTCACTTCTTGAATGCCAACGCATCAGTATATGCTTATGTTGGCGTGTTCAATACCTATGCCGCAGCCAATGCAATGATATATCCAACCACAGGTGTGTCAGGTGGTGGTTTGCCCATGGCGCCAAATGAATCAATGAGCGTTACAGGTAACTTTGGTGTGAACCCTAATCCTGGCACAGTTTATGTTGCAGCCATTACGGCTTCTGGCACCACTTCAGTGTTTGTTACACCAATCACAATCTAAGGATAGCAAAATGCAAGATACCAAAAACCCACACAGCGTGACCAATGTCAACGTCAAGCAAGGACCAAGAACAGGCAATGCATCAGCACATGCTGGCAAGCGCAAGACATTCCAGGACGCCAAAGCAGAACGTGCTCCACTTGCAGATGAGATTGCTCGAGCCTATGGTGATCGCGCACAACGTGATTATGTTGATCCCAAGCAGACAGGCATCAGTCCTAACACTGCTCGCAAGTTCAAGAAGTAATTTCTACTAACAAGGTTTAGGAGTTGTCCTCAACAACTCTTGTTCATTTGAATAACATTGAAAGGAAAATGAAATGGTAACCAAGAAGAAGGTGGCTGCGGCCACCGCAGAATCAAATCCAGTATGGGATATCAACGTCCCAGAAGTTCAGGAACCTGAAGAGGCTGAACCCACATACACTCCCCCTGTTGCAATCGCAAAACCAGATGTAGGTTATGACCTTGAAGGTCTCATGACCGACTTCCCCACTGCAACTGAACTGCAGAAGTTTGTGTATGATCAAACAGGCATTGTGCTGAACCTAAAAGGTCGTGCCAACCGGCTCAAGTATCAAGTGGCCTTGGACACACTAAATGGCACTGTGCCTGACACAGCGTTTATTGGCACTCAGAATCCATACCTGGACAAGAACGAACTGATCCCACAAGATCCGCTGCGTGAACTACCCCCACGTGACACAGACATTGATGCCGCTGGCAGTGAAGTCACACGCTTTGCTACCAAACTGTTTCCACATCCTGATCCAGAATGGCGAGCACAAGATCAAAAGTGTCATGTGATATTTCGCAAATACACATCAGGCATGATCACATATGAAATCATTGGTCCTATTGCCCGCAAAGCCTTTGGCACCAAGATCAACAAGTTTGGTCATGAACAACCTGAAAAGATTGGTTGGGTTGATCCGCGCACAGGTGAACAAATTCTTCGTCGTTCAGATGGTTCAATCACACCAGTGGGCACACGCCTGCGTGGCTTTATGAAACGTCAAGAAGTAAACAAGAGCAACCAATGGGACGTGTGGATTGACCGTGAATTTGTTATGACCGGCGACTTTGGCAATGACAATCCTTGGAGTGCTTGATGGAACCCACAGATCGTTCACGCAACATGCTGGGCACAATCTATGCACAGCGACAACAAGAAGCCGTTAGACAAGTTGAAGATATCAAGATACTTCAAAAGGTCAATGCGGCTCATCGTGATGCATTTGCCAACAAGTATCCTGGTCAGGTGGAACATTGCCTACGCTTGACCATGGAACGTTTGCAAGCAGGCCTAGACAAGCGTGATGGTTGTGATGTTTCAAATCCTGAAACCTGGCGCATGAGCACACAAGAAATTCATGACCTTGCACACACAGCCAATCTACTAGATTCTATTCGTAAGGGATTCTAACATGAGTCACATTGTAGCCAATCTGCCTCCTGTAAAATGTTTTGTTCGCCGAGAGTTCTTGTATGACCATGAATTGGGTCATGGAGAGCTTGTGCCTTGTTGGTGGATCTCAATCAAGAGTCTGCGTGGCCAGGCATTTCGCATAGAAGCATACCTAAATGAATACGGTGCGTTATACGACAAGTTGCCACTACATGCATTTTGTTGGAAACCCATTGAAGGCGAACCTTTGCCACTGGATTATCTACAGTTATGGGATTGTCTAAGTTACGACATCACTGTGATCAAAAAAGCACAACTGCAAAGCATGAAATGTCAATTCAAATTAAAGTCAGGTGAATGGGCCACAGGTGAATACATGTTCACAGTGGACTCAGCACACCCTGACTTCAATGTGTTGGACACTGGTTTCAGTGAAGACGCAGAAGATCACAAAAGTTACAACTTCATACGTTGTGACAATGGTCAGTTTGCCGCACAACCCAACAATAGAATGTTGATCCTGGAACCCAGTTCAAATCCTCGTGTGCTCAAGCAACCTGATTTCAAAGTGTCCACTCGTCGTTGGTCAGTTGAAACAGATGCCAAATGGGCTTTGGGTGCTACCAACACAGTGATGTATGAACAGGTGACCTGATGCTGGACCCCAACCTGCTCATGCGGCGTGCTCTGCGCTGGTCATGTGATTCAAATGGGCTGGCCTTAGACACCTTGTGGCAAATGCCCACTGTGCAACGTCAGGCCTTTGAAGAACTGGTGATATCAGTGCGGGATGACATGGAGTTCAATCAACTCAAATACTTCCGTCCATTTGAACATCAGAAACGTTTCTTTGCCACAGGTGGTTCAGAGCGTCGTGGTATCCTTGCAGCCAACCGAATTGGTAAAACAGTTTCAACCTGCTATGAAGTTGCCATGCATCTCACAGGACAATATCCTGAGTGGTGGGAAGGCAAACGCTGGGACAAACCTGTCACAGTGATGGTTGCTGGTGAAGGTTGGGGACAGGTGGCCATGGTGTTACAAAATGAACTCTTGGGCACACAGGATGTGAAAATACGTGACGCACTGGGCACAGGTGCCATCCCACGCAATGCAATCATAACTGAAACCATGCGTTCGGATGGTGCCAACTGTATTGGTATTGAAATACGTCACACATCAGGCACCAACAGTTATCTATTGTTCGCCAACTACACACAAGAAGTGCGTCAGATGCAGGGTTTCAAATTGAACATTGCTGTGTTTGATGAACAGCCACCAGATGATTTCTTCAGTGAGATTGTTACTCGAACAGCAACCACGCAAGGTCAAGTGCTGTGTTCATTCACACCACTCAAAGGTCTCAACGGCCTGGTATCAAAGTTCTGGCATCAAGAAGAAGGCTATGAACACATTAGAGTTTCATGGGATGATGTTCCTGAATATGATCCCTGGGGCGAACCATTCTTACTAAATGCAACAAGGAGACAACTTGAACGTGATTATCTTCCTCATGAGCGTGACGCACGCCGTAATGGTGTTCCTGTCATGGGCAAAGGTGCTGTGTTTCAAATCAGGACATGGCCCACTTACAAAACTGGAGACTTTGATTTTAGAAATACTAGCGGTATCCATCGTGTTATTGCCCTGGACCTTGGGTTGGTCAACGATAAGACTGTTATATCCTTGATGTATTATCATCCACATGAACAAGAAGCCTGGTTACATTCGCAGATTGTTGTCAAAGGCACAGAAGAAGCAAATCCGCAACACTACATCCAACACCTAATGCGCCCAGAAGTGTTTGGAACTCCGATTGTGTTGCCACCAGACGCAGGAACGCCTGGACGATACACCATGAGCGCACTCTCTATCCGACAACTGTTTGAAAGTTATGAACTAAACGTGTTTCCTGAACCTGTGCATAACCCACCTGATGATCAAGGACGCACAACCAACCACAAATCATTTGGTATCAACACCATGCGACAGATGCTGGAACTGGGCACACTACATGTGAATGAAAACTGTGTGGAGTTCTTGCGTGAAGCACAGAATTACTATGCAGATGAAAAAGGCCGCTTTTCAGATCCAGACGATTGCATTGATTCAGCCCGCTATGCCTTGCTAGGCTGTTTGAATGGCTGGTCAGAACCCTGGGATGGTCGCAGTCCACAACAACGTTTCCGCGATATCAAGCATCAATACCGTGTGACACAGGCACAAGAAGAATCCTCAAGGCCCAGTTGGAAAAAGACATATTCTCCAGGAGAATAGGCTGGATTCTGTTACACATAAATAAAACATTACATATGGAAAATCCTCATGCTTGATCTTAAAAACGTAGTCATCAGCAATCTTAATGGTCACAGCGGAATGATGGCCCGCTTTGTGAAGATGAAGAGTTTGCTGGATGCCAAGTGCGCCGCAAACCTACGTTTGCTTGCCACAAAGAACAATATAAATCGTGCAAGTGACTATCACTACTTGAACCTTGCAGTAACCCAGTCAACAGAACCTGTGAACGGTATGGACTACATTCACCCTGTGGTCAAACCCATGGTTGATTATGCCACATCAGTGATCATCAAAGGACTTGCACAAAATGGCGAGATCAACTTTGAGTTTGTGGCAGACAATGAAGCAGATGAAGCGGCTGCAAAGCAAGCCACCAACATGGTTCACAAACTAATCAATCAAAACAACGATCCACACTTTATCCTGCACCACTGGATCCAAGATGCTTGCTTGCACAAGAACGGTGAGATGATGGTAAGTCCCATGCGCGAAAGTTTTGTGCGTTATGTAAACACATCAGGCACCAAGGATCAACTCAAAGCATTTGAAAAGCAAGCAGAAGAAGCAGGCCTAGGTGTGTTTAGACAAAGTCGCCGCAAGGTGTCAGTAGACTTTGAACAAGTGGCCAAGGAAACAGAAATTGGCATGGAGAATCTCAAAGGTATCCAGGCCTATGACAACATGCAAGGTTATGTTG